GAAACACCAACCTGTGGTTTCTCGCATTTGCATGTAATACCTGTCGCTCATATTTGCTATTATTATTTATTATATGAATATTATATAAAATTCATAACCAGTTGTCAAGAACTATTTTTTGGTGGTTAATCTAAACCGTTTATAGCTTCTATCTTATCGCTAGCCGTTGCTATTAATTCTATCTGGCTTTCTATAGCTTCGACTATATCTGCGTGTTCTCCAATCCCTACTGGGTTTCTTTCGTACACCTTGATGTTAGCCTTGGCTACTGCAATTTCTCCTTCTAGTTTTTTAACTAATGCCTGTAATAAAAAATTCATTTCATTGTCTCCTCTATAAATCTTCCTATTGTGTTTATTTCTTGTTCTGTGAGCTTGCCTGCTTGGCCCCACATTGTAGAACTCATTGCTCCTACCTCACCTCTATTCTTATATGTATTAAGTCTATCAACTATATAATCAGCAGATTGACCTGCTAATTTAGGAAATACTGCCATACCTTGTCCTTCTGTTCCATGGCATGCTGAACATCCTGTCCATAAACTTTTTATTGAACTAAATTCATCACCTGCTGCAAGAGCTTTCTTTGCTCTAAGTATATCTACTGAGGTACCGTTTAATGCAACATATTCTCTGTAGCACTCACCTGTGCATGAATGTCCGCCACCATATCCACTATACTCTAAGTTAGGGTAAATTTTAAGTGTAAAGAATCCAAAGATTACAGATACTCCTAGCATTGTCATTCCTAATTCTCTCATTGATTATGTCTTCTATGTTTTGTTTTTTCTTCCCAATCTTCTATGGCACTTCTTATACTACCTTCTGCTAGTACAGAACAATGAAGCTTGATTGGGGGCAGTTGTAATACTGCTGCTATCTCTTTGTCTTTTATTTGTTTTGCTTCTTCTATTGTCTTACCTGTTAACATCTCTACAAACAATGTGGAACTTGCAATCGCACTACCACAGCCATAAGTTTTGAACTTAACATCAATGATTTTATCTTCATCATCTAACTTTAACTGTAGTTTCATTACATCACCACACGCAGGTGCTCCAATCATTCCTGTTGCAACCATAGGGTCTTTCGGGTCAAATCTTCCTACTGAATGTTTCTTTGGGTTTGCTAGTACACTCTCGAATCTATCTACTACTTCTTTACTATACATATTATCCTCTCTGTAAGACGGCGTTACAAAATGACGCACAAAAACTGTCTCTTAATCTATCAGATAATAATGCTGGAGTAACAGGAACAAGGCAAATTACAAAACCAATCGTCATAATAAAAAAAGCTATTACTTTATTTACAACTAAGGGATTTGTAGGGTCTACGCTTTTTATCAATTTCCAACTTGGCACATAAAGTTTAGCCATAGCTAACGCTACGCCACTTATATAAAATGCGATAAAATATTCCATGTTGTTTTCCTTATCCTTACAGATATTCCTGTAAGTGCTTTAGACTACCTAAGTCGTATGTTAATGCATGGCTAAAATACCCTGCTTTGCTTCCATCTAAATGAGGGAAGAATGTTTTGCTTAAATCACAAGGAGTTAATACCCAAAGTTTATAACAAGCACACCCATATTTGTTTAAATATAAATCACTGTTATCTACTTTTAGTATCTCTGCCATCTCGTTCTTTCTAGCATACCATACTCTTTCTCCTACTTCGAAGGAGTCAGCTACACACTGTTCTGGTATCATAGCTGCTTTGTGTCCTGCATAGTCTGTTGCAGGTAATTTTTGTGGTATTCCTAACCTTTCTATAATTGCTTTAATAAAGGCTGGAGACCTGTAGAGTGCTGCTGCGATGGTAGTAACATTATCTCCATCAATGTAATATCTTACAGTATCTCTAATCTCTTGCTGAGAAGCACCTTTACCTTTGTTCATTGCTTTACGCCTTTCTCTAAAGGATACTGTCTCTATGTGTTCTTCTATAATCTTTGCTAATCGTGTCGTATTATAACTTATGTTTAATAGACTACAAGCTTCTTTCTTTGTTATAGCTGTGTCTGCATCTAATAGGTTTATTACATGCTGAATGTTTGTTTCTGTTAAGTTTTCGTGTGATTTACTTTTAATCGCCATCAAAAAGTCTCCATACATTTTGTATTCGAGAGCTTTTCAGAAATTCATGAATTATTCTATACATTATACTCTATCCCATTCATCATCATCATATACTTGTTGTTCCATTCTATCTTTAAATCTTTGCTTCTTATCTCCTAGCAGTATGATTACATAGTGTGCTATCTTTAATAAGTCTGCTGTGTTTCTTCCATCTTTCTTGCCGTATCTCTGTGCATACTTAAGTATATTACCTATACAAAAGCCTTCTCCATGTCCCGCATCAAAGATTACTTCTGTAGCTTGTATCTTGCCATTACTGTAGTGTTGGTTATAAGTATCGTCTATGTACTTAGTCAACATCTCTAATGTTTTATCTTCTTTAAACTTGTACATTAGCTTCTAGTAATTCTCTTTTCGTAGTCGGCATAATCTTCATTCCACCAACTGGGCTTAGGGCGGTGTGACCATTTCGCAAATGTAGCCTTATCTAGATGATAATAGTCTCTATACGATTGTATTGGATTATCATAATCTTTAAGGTCATCTGGCATAGCCAAACCGAATTGGGTAAAGCCCAGTCTCGGAATGTTTACTGTCTCAGGTAGTTTATTAACTACTTCGACTATTGACTTGTGTTGTTTGCCATATCTGTAATGGTACTCATCATTGAGTGCATTAGCATAGCAATGTGTCCACTCATGATTGTCTAACGAACATCTTGCCCAAATAGTGCAAGGGTGGTTATACATCATAGGGAGGTAGGGAGTTACGGGACGCTCTGATGGAGGTAGATGCTTGATTAAAGCTTTCTCCTTATTCAGTACTTCTCGCTCCTCTGCGTTCAATGCTCTAGGTACAAAGCCTAGGTATTTGTCTATCCAGATAGTGGTGCAAAGTATTTGTGCTGCCTCTAAAGGCATCTTGACAATATGCTTGTCAACATGGTACTCCGCACACTTATCTAAATCTTCGTCTAAGTAAAATAAATTCATACAACTATTATACTAAAAATATAACTAAATGTCAAGAACTATTTTTTGTTACTTACCGTTTATCTTGTCTTTCGCCGTTCCAGCATATAGACCGAACCAAGCTGCGCCTGCTCCTACTACCACTGAAATCAACCCTGACTGCTCGAATGTTGGTGCTGGTAATTCCATGAACCATATTGTACACTTATATAATAATATAATGTATACTGATAGAAATGCTCTAGGGAATATTCTCCATGCGTCTATCATGTTTGATAACCATATCCATTTCTGCCATGGGTTATCAGGTTCTTTGTCGTTTTCCAACTCCATTATCTTAGCTTTTAGCTCTCCGATTTCGGAGACCATTGACATAAACTTATTAAGGTCTATCTCTACTTCGTTTCGTGACATGTCGCCACTGAATTGCTCTTGATTGTTAGCCATTAGCTTTTTCCTTTGCTTTTCCGACATTTAGAGCTAACATATCTATAAACTTATAGAGTTTGCCAATCCATACATCGTCCTTTGGTGTCTCTGTTGACGCCGCGATTAAACTCGCTATTGTTACTATCATAGTAATATATCCTACTAATTCCATTAACATAGTTATCTCCTCACTTCTTGATTTTAAGTTTTACTAACTCCTTCTCAAGTCTTACCCTTTGATTAGGGTATTTTTTGATTTGTTGATTAATCAACGCCTCTAAACTTTTTTTGCTTGCTGGCACTTTATTTTTCATTGTCTGGTATTGTGTTGGGCATGGTGACCTCTCTATAATATACTACTACATCTTTTAGTTCAGTAATATATCGTTTTAGTTCTTGCATATTGTATGCCATAACTTCGTAGTCTGGTATAGTCATTGCTAAGAATACTAGTTCTCCTTCTTGTTGTTCTATAAGTGCTAACTGGTCTTCCCAGTTGTCAGGGTTTACTACTATCCATGTTGGATTTTGTAAATCTATCTGACGCGGCATCACCGGTTGAATGATTTTTCTTTCTATTGGTTTTGCTACTACTTCTATTTGTTTAGTCGGAATCAGACTGCAACTGCAAGCCATTGTCAAGACCATCAACGGTACCGCTAAGGTCTTCGATTGATTCCATAATGTGTTTTGTGCCATTGTTTATTTTCCTTTGCATTTCTACTGGGTCAGCGATAATCTTTGCTGCCAGTTCATAATTTTGTATAAACTGATTATATCTATTCAGTTCTAGTTGAGCCTTCTGGCTCTTGGCAGTCATCTCTTGTAGTTGTCCTGCCTGTAAGACAAAGTCTGCTTCCATAGTTTCAATAGCTTCTTGTTGTGTCGCTATTGCAGTTTCTAGTAGTAGGTTGTTTGCTTTTAGTGTTCCGTTCTCTTGGTATATTACATAGCTTCCCATTCCTAGAATTACTATTATACCTATTAGTACTTGGTTCATATTTGTGTTATCCTATAATTGAGTCCTTCAGCACCACTAATTTCCACAAAATCACCTTCTTCTGTATAAAAAGATATGTATTTTGGGTTCTTCTTAATGAACTTCTTGACTATAAACTCTTGGTCATCTGAGTCTCCCCATGTAGAATTATAACTTACTTTTAAAGTGTAGTAAGTTATAAACCAACTTTTGAACCAAAACCAGAATCTGGCGATAGAGTGAAAGATTTTCTTTAGTCTTTCAGACACCTTCCCACTCTTTTCCTTCCCATAGCAATGCTTCAGCTTCACGCCTACGAATAAGTCCTTCAAGGACTTTACCACCTGCTTTGTTCCATCTTTTGATTTGTGCTGGTACGCCGTTCATGTCGCTTAGATTTACTACTTTCAGTAGAGTTGAAGCTCTGAGGTTGCCTGCACCTAGGTTGAATACCCAAGAAACTAGGGCATCAAATTGATTTTGATTCAATGGAACCATGACTAGACTATTGATATAGCCTTCGTACTCTTCCATTTCGTGTTGAAGCATGGACTCTGCTTCTGACTGAGTTATTGTTTGTCCTTCGTATACATCTTTGATATGACCATATCCTATAGTCCATACACCTGCTGCACACTTGTAAGCTGTTAACTCACAGCCTTCAAATTTTTTGATAAGGGATAAACCCTCGTTTGAAATCTTCATATTGTAAAACTTTCTCCGCACCCACACTCTGCCGTAGCAGAAGGGGTTGTAATTAAGAACATCTCCTGTAATCCGTCTTCTGTATAATCAATGTTTATATCCTCTACAAAAGATAATGTCATAGGGTCGACTGCTATTTTGTTATAAAATATGTCATCACCTGTACTAGGATTGTCCTCGTATTTTAATTCCCATTCCCAACCGCCACAGCCGCCGGGTTTCATCAGTAACCTCACGCCCCACACTTGGTGCGAGGCGATTCGGTCGTTTATTTTTTCTAAAGCATTAGAACTTACAGTAATCATAAGCCTCCCTCTAATCGTCTTCGGCTTGTAATTTATAAATTCCATACTTGACACTCCATACTTTAGACGAGAGGCATCATAGCGAGTATTGTTGCTGAAACTATACCTAACAGGCATAGTGTTTCTGCTACTTCGCAAAATGTTCCCTCGTTGCAAATACTTTGTCTTAGTTTAAGAACTATTGTTCTCATGTTATTCTCCTAGAGGATATCTAATATCTTCCTTTCTGAATTCGGAGTTCTAGACAAAGCGATTGTCAATAAGCCATTTGCTTTTTCGACACTGTCTACTTTTAAATCTGCGTTAAGTATAAACTTACGCTCAAAAGATTTAAGACTGAGTCCTTGATGTACGAACTGCTCGTTCTCACCAAGTTTTCTTTCCTTATTTCCCTTAACTAGTAGTGTTTCATTCTCATGAACCACCTCTAATTCTTTTTTACCCCAGCCAGGCACTGCAACCTCTATTCGATAGTTCCCTTCCTGTCTGTTTTCGACTATGTTATATCTTGGATATGATGTATCCGTGTTGTTCACAAGCCACTGGTTATCCATACCAAGCCAAAATTTACTAATATCAATCGTCATATAATTCTCCTAATATCACTTTCGTTAATACTTGCCAACCCTTTCGGAATTGACCCAAATGTAAGCAGACCTATTCTGCCTACTTCTATTATTATATCAAAAGTGACACCTAAAGTCAAGAATTATTTTCGGGAGTGTCATCGAATTCCAACAATCCCTCTTGCTCTAGGTAGTCGATTGTCTTTTCAATTCCTTCTTTCTTGCCCAAAGCCCAGCTAGTATAGCCACAGCCCACTAGTATTACTAGGAACAATAATTCTGTCTCCGT